AGGACCAAAACTGAAATATGTGCGTTCCATCTCACTACCGGTATAGGGCGTGAAGCCCAGATCATCAGTCACGATAATCTGTTTCGGTTTTGGCCCCGGTTGCACCTGCCAGTTACCGGCAAATGATCCGTCCTGATTGCGAAGCGCAATGTAATGCGTGCTGCCTTCCTCGAACGTTACCGGTTCAGACAGCGTGAGCATTCCTGTTACCGGGTCCCATTCTTCGACTTCACCACCTTGTCCCCATCGCGGCATATTGTGTGTCACAGCCAGCAAATCGCCCCGGCTGGGAATCATCCCGTCCAGTTCGGTCCTGAAGGTGACAATTACTCGGCGATAACGGTTGTCTGCCGCCATTGCTTCGGCTTCGCGCAGGGCATGAGCCCGGTTGGTAATGCCAAAAAGGCTGACCGTTGCCGGTTTGTCGCCTGCCGAATCAGGCAGCTTGCCGATGACTGTGGCCGGTTTCCATGTGCGTTCGTTAAAGAATTCGGCCTTTACGGCATCTGCCGTGTCATCGGACGGCATGATGTATTTAAGTCTGAAAGACCCTTTAACGATGTTGCGCGGGCCAAACATGGCAACAGGCAGGTTTTGTGGGGTATCACGGACAATCTGAAGAATGCCGCCTTGCAGAAAAGGCACCGCCCTGCCGCATCTTGCTGTTCGTGTCAGTGCATCCCAAACGGTTGTCTTGCTGTCAAAAACACCATCGAAATGATCCCCGCGCGCTTCAAGTTGCGCATCCAGTGCGGCGAGTTTTTGCAGAACCAAACGGCTGTCAGGCAATTTCGCCCCGTAATCAGCCTTTGCAATATCGCACATCGCCCACACGATCGAGCGTGTTGCTTGTTCGTCACTCCACCCGGTAGCGGGCGACCAGACCGGTAATTTACGGGTCTGAATCACATTGACCTGTCGACTGGTACGCTGACTAAGGTTGTTCGTTGCTTTCATGCGCACCATCAGAAGCGACACATCATCAAAATGATCAGGACCGTCAACAAAGGCTTTCAACCCAGCCCACAAGATACTGTTTCCAGCCCGGCTTGACAGATCCTTTGCATTGGTCCGCCGCAACCGGACTTCATATCGCCCTGGTAACGGCAGGTCGTATTTATAGGAAATCCGCAACACATCGTTGGTCGCGGCAGTTTTCGTTTCCTGCCTCAGAACAACCCAGTCGCCATCTGGTTCGTCATCATCATCAATGGCCCGGCATTGCACATCCCATGTCACCGTGCGGCTGGCGAAACTGCCGTTGTCATTGGCGTAATAAAGGCCACGATCAAACACCACATCAATGCCGACCTGATGGGCCACGCTATCAACCGGGTTCAGGACAAACGGCCCGCACCACGTTTCGCTTTCAACCTCGTTTGTGCCAGGTAGCTCCTGACCTGAAACTTCGTCGCGCGTAATGACATTGATATCAAACAGGGTGATGTTTTCGCCCGGTTCGACGATTTCGTAAGTGATTTCATCAAAATTGCCAATGTCGGTATCGGCAATGCGGATTTTTTCAATGTCATACCGGCCAAGTCCAAGGCAGAGCGGCATGTGAATATATTGATCATTGTCGATATATTCAGACCATGCCGTCGAAATGATCATATCGGGGTAGCGTTTATGCCGCCCATATTGGGCGGGAATTACGCTGCCCAGCCGCGCACTGTTTGCCTGCCCCTGAAGGCTGTAGGTCGGGCTGGGAGCCTGATAGCTGCCCGATGAATAAGAGGCGACAGACGGCTTTGGGGCCGGGATCAGGGCATTTACCAGCGCGTTTCCTGCCGCCGTAACGGCAATGCCGACTGCGGCAGATACCGCAGCGTAGCTTGCAGTACCCTGCACAAAACCAAGGGCACCCGCAGCGGCACCACCCGTATAAATAGCCGCAACCATAATCGCGACGGTCAAAACGATTTGCAGCGGATTTGATCCGCCACCACCCCCGCCACCACCATGCGGCAACGCCCAGAACTGGCAAATATCACCTGGTTTAATGACTGTCACGGCCCACGTTTCACGCAGAACAGGCCGGTCATTATGAATGCAAACCGTTGGTACCGAAAATTCGGTAATTCGCTGATCATTCAGCCACTGCCGAATGGTAACGGGCTGGTCCAGGCAAAAAACCTCACGCCCCTGCGATGGTTCGATAACGTTGTGAACATGCACAACAATACCGGCCTGCAAACCATCAGATGTTTGCAATTGCATGTTTTTAACCCTTGAACTGGTAAATCCCGCTAATGCGGTAGCCATGTGCCGCAAGCTGATCGATGGGCTGAAAAACAACGCCCAGCCGTTCAATGCAGTGCAGAACGCCGCCGCCTGTTGCGGTTTCAACCCACATACCGATATGACCGGGGCGGCGACCCCGCCGCAAAACCACACAGGCCCCCTCGCCGGGGGATTGCAGTTTATGCCAGCGTGATCCGCTAAGTTCATCGCGAATGGCCTGCATTTGGCCCAGCGGGCTTTGTGGCACATCGATTTCAGGCAGGGGGCGACTAAATTGCTTTTCGCTCACATAACGAACAAGGGCCCAACAGTGGAAACTGTCGGGCCCTTCGCCTTCTGGATGATACGGCAGGCCGATATATTGGGCTGCCCAATGAAGTGTGCTGGTCATGTCACCAGCCCCGGAAACATTTCGGGATCATAGGTTTTGCCGGGAAACGCCTTGTTGCCCACATCAAGCATACGAATACTGCCGCGCACCACCAGCGGGTCAGCGTCAACATCGGCAAGCGTCAGGGTTAAGGGCGGGTCCCATTGCGGCCCCTGAATATCATTGGAATTATAGGGCCGGTAGGTCACTTCGATTTTATGCTGGCTGCTTGCGGCCAGTGCCAGCGCGTCTGACATTTCGCGCCCGACATTATCGATTTGCAACCGTGCTTCAGGCACAGCAACCGTATCGATGTCAGGCAATTGCAGCTCAAAGGCCAGCGCGATGAAGGCCACCATTTGCCCACCATCGACCGGCGCGTCATTTTCAAGTCGTGCCACCAGTCCGATTTGCTTGCGATCTTCATATTCCATTGCATCCAGAATAGGGGCAACATCCGGGTCCCCGGCGGCAAGCCAAGTTTTATCATCCGGGTAGTTGCGGACCACGCGGATCGGGGCAGCAAAATCAGGATGCCGGATTTCAAGGGTATGAAGCGTGAGAATATCAGCTGGGGCCGACGCATAGGCTTCGCGCAAAGCTGCGCTCATTTGTTCATTTGGCATTTAATGAATCTCTTAACTTGCCTCTATAAAACTTCACGAACATGCAGACTGGTAATGCCGTTACCCCCTAAAATAGGTGTTCCGGTCCCATTTACCCGCATTGTGTATGCCCCCGCTGGTCCGGCGCGCAGTGAAAATTCCAGTGGTGAAGTCGTTTCAGAGACGAATTGTTTTTTCAAGACAACAAGGGCCGCTGCGTTTCCCGTTGCTGTGTATGCTGGCTGCGACACAATGGCGTCGGATTTGTCGCTGCGAAAAATCGCACCTATAATCCAATGATTTGCGTTAAGGCCCGCCCACAAAACCGCCTCAACTTCGATCACGGATTGAGTCGAACGAGGCGTAATGGAAGCTGTTAAAATCTCGGTCCCCTCGGTAATCTGCGGGATCGTATTGTCGATTGGAATTTGTGCCGTGCAAATGACTTGATCTCCGCGATCAACCCAAACCTCTTGAGCGATAGCCCCATCTAGCTGGCGTTTTGTTACTGGCTGCATATCATCAGCCGCATCAACGGCAAGGCTTACAGATGGAAAATCCCCGTTTTCATCAAGAATGGGGATTTGTCCCGCACCTGTCCCGATATTTTGTGCCGCTGCCGTACCCAAGTCATCCAACGTCAGGGTTGTTGTTACCCAAACTGCCGACCCGACCGCAGAATTAATACATTTGAAGGCTTCCTTTGAACTGACATTCAACCAGTTCGAACCGGCATCAAAGCCTGCATTGGTATCGTCATTTGCCGTAGGATCACGGGTTGCGTCGAACTTGTTCGCCGGGAGCTGTGACGCAGCGATTTCAGCCTTTTGTGCATAATGCCGCGCTGAATAGCCGCTATGACCGGCACTGTCCGTATAGCCGCTATCGGGTGCGCGGTTCGCCCAGTTAAAGGCATCGGTGTTATTGGTCTGGCTGATCGTAATGACAGCGTTGGCGGCATAGGTTGTTTCCAGATCATGGATCGTTTTTGCCAGCGATTTGACCTGACCGCCTTCGGTATTGACAATTGTTTGCCAATCCGCATGAACGATCTGGTGCATGATATCGCTATCGGTATTCAGTTTCGATACCGATGCTTCAAGCTGTTCCTGCAAGGTTGCCATTGTTTGTTAACTCCAGGTCGCCGGTCCAGGCATCGTCATGTGAATGAGGGAATGAACATCGTTGATAGCCGCAAGCAGCCCCGGCACATCTTCCTCCAAGGCAATATCAAGGGCTTCATCGCTAAGGATGGCGCGTTCGCGGACTTCAAGGGTTGAACTGACAACCCATGTTACCCCCTGTCGATAATCGGGGTTCCCGGCCTTGCCGCCGCGCAGGGCTTCAACGGTATAAGACCCGCTCCCTTTACCAATAAACCGGGCTTCGTGGACCACCATGCCCAGTCCACCAAGCAGAGTGATATTGAAATAAGCCGCCCCTTCGCGGGCTTTGTGTTTCCACCATGATTCAAACAGAGCAAATTGCCACATCGTAAAACGCCAACGCACGGGAATGCGCGTTGGCGTCTGGGTGAATTGGGCGCGTTGCCGGGCACCGCCGCTTTCCATTTCAGTGCGCAAAATTGAATCGGTGGGTTCAATCCCATAGCCCTGAAATGTTGGCAGCGGAAGCTGGTCCGGCCAGTCTACATTTGCCGTCATTGTTATCTCCGTGCGCCTGCGGCGGGGTCGAGGCCGTAGCGGTTCTCAATCACATCTGCCAACCCTTTGCCGCGTGCGATGTTATTTGACATCCGCCCTTCGATTTCTTCGACAAACACATCAATCGTCAGGCCACCACTGCCGTCTTTTCGTGCTGAAGCCGATGCTTCGGCAACACGTCCTGCATTGTTGGTAACGTTCAGCTTCACCGATAAAGGTTGATCCTTCGCAGATGCTATATTCGCCAATGCCATCAGGCTTTGCACCGTGTTTTGCTGTTGGGCCTGTGTCAGCACGCGTTCATTATCAAGCGCGATAATCGGCCTTTCATTGTGGGCCAATGCCACCGAACCGCCACCGTGAAGACGCGGAGCATCGTCAAACAGCGACAAATCAACCTGCCGCGACCGGGTGCCGGTGCCAATCTGTCCGCCATCATGATAGATGCCCGCTGTATAGCTGTTGCCAAACGTTGTCGAAGAACTTGCCATTGCTGCGGTACTGCCGCCGAACAGGCTGGAAAAATAACCTCCAACACTTTGTGCCAGCGGGCCGGTAATGTTCTGGCGGATCATCAACCGGGCAAAATCCGCCAGCATTGATGTCACCATTTCCGTAACGGCCTGGCTGGCGGTTTTGGTGTGTGTTGCGATGCCCGTCAGGCTGTTTTCAAGTGCGCCGAAACCACCCTCTACAAGGTCTTGAGTGTTCGCTGCCGCATCTGTTGCGCTTTCCGAATAGTCTCGAAATCCGCGAATGGCCCCGTCTGTCCATTCGCGAGAGGCATCCAGCCGTCTGCGCTGATCTTCTTCGTATTCGCGGGTAATTTCCGCTCGTTTGCGACGTGCCGTTTCTTCCGCAATAACACCGGCATTTAACAGGCGGTTAACCTCATCTAATGCCTTTGCCCGCTTTTCTTCGGCGGTCATGACACTTTTGGTCATTTGCGCCCCGTCGCGTCGGGCGTCGGTGGCGTCCTTTTCGGCCTGTTGCTCTTCGCGCAGCTTTAGGACTAGATCGGCAATCTGGTGGGCTTCCTTGGTGCCACCTTCAATCCCGGCCCGCTGCAATTGCAGATAAACTTCGCGCCCGTAGGCGGTGCGGTTTAACTGATCAAGCTGAAATTTCAGCGCGTCGGTAACGGCTTTAATCTTGTCAGCCTGTTTCTGATCGTCACTGGTTCCAACAGATACAGTTGGTGCCGATACCTGTTCAGTCGAATTCCGTCGTGCCAGTTCCGCCTGCAAAGCCATGAGCTGTTCTTGTGCGGCCTTGGCTTCCTTGCGCAGATTGCGCACCTTCGTTTCGGCATTCAGGATATCGCTATCACCAAACCCGAAGGGCAGTTCATTTGATTGCGCTTGCGCAAGCTCCGCTTCGGCGGCGCGCAAGGCTTCAATCTTTTGCTGAAATGCGGCATCGGCTTCATTCGCCCGGTTTTCCAACCCGCGCAGGGAAACAGCATCAATGTCACGAAAAGCATCGACCGTATCGGCGACAAATCGCGCCAGGCTGGCGAAGGCATCGGCAACCGTCGATGCCACCGGTGCCAGATCGACAAGCGCACTGTTTAACTGGATATCGATCAGTTTTTGAAGCTGATCCAGCTTGTCGCGTGCTTCATCTGCGCGGTCGATTAAAGCGCCGTCGATGACATAGCCCAGATCACGGGCTTGCTTCATCATGCCGGAAATGGCTTCATTGCCCGCATTGATCATGCGGACAAATTGTTCACCACCGGTGCCACCAAAAATTTCATCAGCGACGCGCAATCGCGCGGCCTGACTTTCAAGCCCTTTCATGCGCGAAACGACTTCAAGGAACATTTTCCCTGTGTCACCAAGCTGGCCTTGCAGTTCTTTTTGCGTAAATCCCAGTCGCTTGAATGATTCAGCCGCAGGCCCCGATCCGGTTCTGATCCATTCATCTGCCCGAAGGTTCAGTTCCTTAAGACCGTCTGTCAGGGCACTTTGCGAAACCGAATATTGTTCGGCGGCATATTGCAGCGCCTGATAGGTTTCAACCGCGGTTCCGGCTTGTTCGGCTTCATCCTTGATAGCACCAAGTTCGCGCGCGGCATCTACCGATGCGCGAACAAGGCCGGTAATAGAGACCACAGCAAGAGCAATCCCGGCGGCGACAGCAACACCTGCCGGGCCAAGCGCACGAAGAGCCGTGCCCGCACTTCCGAGGCTGTCGGCCAGATCGTTAACGTTTTCCTGCAATTCTTGTGAAACTGCACTTACCGACAATAAACCCTTGCTTGCAGGATCAGACTGCTTTTCAATTTTCGCCAGCGCGGCCTGCCCGTCGTCCCCCAGTTTCGCCAGGCCACGGCGAACCGCTTCACCATCTTTTAGCGACAGGCGAACCGTAATGTCCTTATTGGTCATGGTCGTTCCGATCCTTGTTGATCGCCGTGATCAGCCCGGCTTCAGCCATCGGCAACAGGTGCGATATGGCCGTTTTGTCGTAATTCAGGTTATCGGCAAGCTGAAAGGCGGCAACCAGGTCGATCCCGGTAACGGTGCCGATGCCACCAAACCGGATTTGTCCCTGCAATCGCAACAGCAAATCCCAGGTCTGAAGTCCTTCAATCGACAAAGGCGCATGTTGGTCGTAAGGACATTCACCATTGCCGGTGCCTGGTGTTATTCCGCCGCAGGCGCAGGGTGCGTTTTCGGCGCGGCAGTCGGCGCAGTATGCGGGCCCGTCGCCAAAGTGCCATTCGGCGCGGGCCCTGATGCGTTTCCCTCGAAAAGTACATCATGATGCGGTTTGGTGTATTTGCGTAAAAATTCATCGGCGATCGACGGAATACGCATCAGCATCGCAACGCTGGTTTCGTTAATCGGGCAGGGCGCGCTTTCGCTATCAAGCACCCCCTCCCATACCGTAATCGCAAGCGTTGCCAATGCCTGGGTAAACAGGAATTGTGACAGGCCGGTAATGGCGTCCGGGTCGTTCAGGTCTGGCAGTTCGCCAACCGTGCCACCCGCGAGCGTAATTTCAGCATGATCCGAAATCAGCCGTTGCGCCAGTCGTGCGCCTTTGTGGCGTGCTGCTTCATACAGGCTGGTATCAAGCGGGCGAACCAGTACCCGCACATCGTGGGGCAAATCAAGCCAATACGGTTCCTTGGGTAGTGAGAGCCTGATCATGTGATACTCCTTGTTCAATCCCGTCAGGCAATGTTGCAACCAGGAATCGAATTTGTCTAATAGAGCTTGAGCGGAAAAAATATGCCGAACCTTGTCGTTTAATTTTTCGACAGAACCTTGTTTGCAAACATTTTTCCGGCATGGTTTTCGTGAATTTTTCGGTGCGACTAATACACTGCAACATCATTGATCAGGGTCACGGTCATAATCGCCGCATCGGCCCCAGATGCCTGCCAGTCAAAGCTGGCTGAAATGCCACCGGGTCCTGAAATTTCTCTTTTCGGCTTGGGCAAAAACACGCGCGGGATGGTGAAAACAATCGCATAGGTCGTCTCTGGGATCAGATAGCGATATTCCAGCGACAGCGGTGTTTCGCTGTTAATTGC